AGCTCTAATGTAAGCTCTGCATCTTTTTCTGCGTAAGATCCAACATACATTGCCGGGAGCTGCCACATATCTGCTTTAGGATCTAGTCCTCTAGACTTTGCTTCTTCGTTCAGTGCAGCTTCATTTTTACCATGGCCTAAGTAATCCCAAGACAAACTATTTAAATCAAATCTAAACCTATTTTCATCAATTAAAGATGCTGCAATCATAGTGTCTACTATTTGTCCATTAATTTTAAGACCCATAGATTTAATCCAACACACATCATACATTGCATTATGAAATATTTTTATAGCATCAGACTCACAAACGTCTTTAAACCATTCTAAAGTTTTTTTACGATTCATGTTTGGCCCTGATCCGTGAGCAATTGGAAAATAAAATTTTCTTCCTGGTACAGCTACAGCTATGCCCACTACTTCACCATTACCTATAATAGATCCACTACCTTTAGATTTTAAATCTGGATCTCTTGTTTCTAAGTCAATTGCAATCTCGTCGTATTTTCTTAGATCCGGATACTCTTCGGGCTCGTTCCATTCTGTTTGTGCTTCAAATAAAGGTACTTTCATTTTTTCTTTTTCATGTCATTAATTTTTAACATTTCTAATTGGCAATAGTGCACTATTTTTTTAAGATCTTCTATTCCACCTTTCCGTTGATAACGACAAACGTATTTAATTACGTTGCCTTGAAAAAACGAAAGATCATTTTTAGAAATAAACTCATAGGGTTGAATGGGAAACTTTGTATAGTGATTCCCCCCAACCTGGGTATATTGTGGAAATGATTCCTTAAATATATCATCGTTTGTCATGTATGCCTCCTTTTATAGCAAGATTAATTCCAATAGAAACTCTTTCACATTTAGATTTATGTGGATTTACTGTGTGTCTTAAAGTGTGTGGAAATATAAAAATATCTCCATTAACAGGAACAGATTCTTTATTTGTAATCGCTTGACCATTTTCTTCTCCATATATAAATGTAATAGAACCAGGTCCTTTAGCGGTTCCTTTGTATTCTTTTATTTCTTGTTGTAGTTGTTTTGGAATATCTATGTATAACACACCTGAAAAATTACAATTGTCATGAGTATGTATTGGATTGTAGTCTCCTGCTTTCATATAATTTACCCAAGCTGTAACTACTTTTAAATCAGGAACTGGTTTAGCATACCATTGTTCATGTGCTTGTTTAAATGTATCTAGGTATGGAATTAAAATATTATTTAATTTATTTTTGTCTATGAGATATTCATCTTTTATGTCTCCAGCTAGACTTTTTACGTGAGATTTTGTTGGATCTTTCTTGCACAATTTTTTAATTGTTTTTAGTTCTTTAGAGGTAATTTGAGTGTGAAAAAGTAATGGACCCCAATAGTAAAATCTATACTTAATCATAGTTGATACCCTTTCCTTTCAATTTTAGCTCTCATTAAATATAAATTTCTTTTGGCTCTCGTGCAACCTACATACCATACTCTATGCTCTTCGTCACGCTTTATTATACTTTTTATTGTAGCTTCTCTTATTTTTTTAGCATTATCTAATACCAAAATTACGTTCTCACATTCTCCACCTTTTGCTGCATGAATAGTAGATACTTTAATTCTTGCTTCATCACTTAATTTTTCCTTATTTGACAACATTAATCTTATGTAAATTTTATCTTCAGCTGGCGCATTATCAAAACATTCAAACCACTTTAAATCTTTCTTGAGTTCTCTATTACCCATGTATTCTTTGATGTCTTCTAATGCTGTATCTGGTATTGATTCGCCATTTAACCATTTGCTGTGATTAATAATGGCCCTGTATAATTTAGTATTGTAACTTTTTTGATGTTTGTTTTCATAATACAAACCTTTTACTTTTAACAGATCACATATTTCTTTAGACCTAGATATAGTTCTAGTTAAAATTAACCAATCCTGACTAAATAAGTCAAGATTCTCTAAGCTATTGATTTTGCTACACAAACCCTCTTCATTTCTAGGAAGATAATTTTTAGTTGCTCTTAACCCTTCAATCCTAGCAGTAATAATTTCTGAAATGTCCTGCACTGCTTTAGGTATTCTACGTGATTTAGATAATACTTTTTCTACAGCTTCTTCTTTTATGAATCTATCTACATCTGCACCTGCCCAGCCATAGATTGCTTGATCATCATCTCCTGCAAGATAAACTTTTTTAGATTTAGATTTTAATATGTCGTAAAGTTTCCATTGTATTGGGGATAGGTCTTGGGCCTCATCAATAAATACTACATCAAAGTCAGGAATTTTATCAGGTTGTTGTACAATGTCATGAATCATGTCTGTAAAATCAACTAAATTATTTACATCAGGATGTTTATAGTTGTTATAGTTTGCTTCTATATGTTTTAAAAGATCGGGATCCACATTAGTAGAATGTTCAGCTGTGCAGTATTCATCCCACACAGGTATATCTTTTTCTTTTGCTTTTAAAATAATTTGAAAGTATTCGTTATCACAAGTTAAGTAAGGTGAAGCATCTGCATCTTTTTTTGCATTAACCCTTACACTTAATTCTTTACCAAGATCATTGTAATGATAATCTTGCATTACATTTTCTTCTCTTAATCCTAAACTATGAAAAGCTAATGAGTGTAATGTTTGAAAATATTTTAATTGTTTCTTTTTATATTGTGGATTTTTTTTAAGCATACGATCTTTTGCTTCGTTAGCTGCTTTACGAGTAAATGCAAAATAACCAATTTTACTTACAGGAGTGCCTACTCTAATATAAGCCATAGCTCTCCTAATTAATTTTTCAGTTTTACCTGTACCTGGTGGTCCGTATATCTTAGTTACTTTTTTCATCAGTCGGTGCAAATGTGTCTACAAACTTTCCAGAAAAGTTAAATGTACCGTGATGTCCAACTTCACAATGGACTAAGGCATGAAGTTTAAATCCCGCTTGTCGTGCTATACTACAAAAAGAAACATCTTCTCCATACCAAGCACCTTCTTTTGAATCAAAAGTATTTTCCCAAAAATTATATAAATATTTTTTAGCTTCATCTGAAATACCCGAAGCATATTTAATTTGTAATTGAGGATAATTTTTTATTAATTTTTCATACACTGATCTATGGATTAAAGTTAGACCTGCTGGTCCCCCTATAATTTCCGCGATCCCTGATTTATCTATATTAATATTTTTATAATCAGGAAATGCTACAGAGTAAGATACAGAATTATCATGAGTCTTTTTTCTATAAGGTGCACATATAAAATCTTTTTGAGCCATGATCATTGATCCAATAACTTCTGGTTCAAAACTTACATCTGCATCTACAAATAATTGATAATCATAATTAGATTCTAAGAATAAAGCGGCTAAAATATTTCGAGAATAACCTACATAAGGAGACTTAAATGTAGATATATTTGTTTTAATTTTAGCTGCAGTAAATTTATCAAACAGTTTTATTAAACTTAAACAAGTCGGCACTTGCATTGTATCATAACAAGGCATTGATACATAAACCGAAGGTATTTTTTTGTCCGTCATAGTATATCCTTTTTGCTTTTCATTGGTATTATTTCAACAGGGTTCTCTTCTCTTTCAAAATGTGTCATTGATATTTTAACACATCTAACTGGGTTATGTGATTTCTTTTCTGATTCTTTTTTAGGATATCGTTTAAGACTCCGTAGTTCTGCTCCAAAAAAATCCATCATCATTTGTCCTGTCCTATCAATTTTAGATTTCCATTCTTTGTTTTTCAAAAAATTATAAAAAGGATCAAATACAAAATATGCAAAGCCGTCATCAATTAATGTGCTACCACTTCTAAAAGAAGCATCACTAACTGCAGGTACGCCATGAATATAATCATCTAAATGTTTATGAAGTATTTCTTTTGGCGATGTACCTGGAGGAGCTTTTTCTGTTTTCATTCCTTGCCATAGGTTATCTAAAATATTTTGCATGTCATCACCCTTGATTCGTGGTGGTGGAATAGGGGTGTGAGCTCCAATTAAACGTCTAAGTTTTTCTTGGTCCATAATGTAATTAATATCTCTAGCAATTATCTGCTGCGTAGTTTCACCTTCTACTTTGTCATTGTAATGTACAGTGAATCTAAACTCTGGTTCAGGAGAATAATCTATTTTAATTAATGCAGATAGTGCAGGAAACTTTTTAACTTTATCAGAAGC